TCGTCGGCAGCGTCAGATGTGTATAAGAGACAGGGTGGGGGGTACAGGGGGGAGCCCGGCGGGTCGCATCAGGCGCTATCCCTTTGGAAATTTGTGGTGAAATACTCAACCCTTCTCAGAGGGCTCTCTAAGCTCCTTTAAGGCCCTTTTGATGCTGTTGGCCAGGGTGACATTCCCCTTCCCCTCTACAGCCCTTAGAGCAGCTTCTAGAGCCCTCTCACGTGGACTCGTCATTTGACTCTACCAAATACTTCGCCGTCATCCGCATCTCATCAAAGAACCCACTGCCTGTTTCCGAGTACACACCCATCGTCAGGGGAGGCTCTTTGACTTCTGCCTGCTCGAACTCCTTAATAGCCTGATCAACAGCAGCAGTGGTCTTGTAATCAATGACCTTCTCTTGAAGCCAAACCAGAAGGCCATAGACCAGAAAGTCCAAGGGCTTCATCAGATACGGCTGTAAGGCCTTGTAAGCGTCTTTAAACTCATTTAGGACTAACCTATCCATCTCACCCCCACACGGCCTTAGAGAGGCTGGGAAGGGCCTTGGAGAGGATCTGTCGACACTCAAGAGCAATCTCTTGATGTTCGAGCTGTGTGCCGTTAGCGGAGCGGAGGTTGATGTAATGAATCCACGACCGCACACTCCCAGCCATATAGAGGCGGGTAGGAGCTGCTAAGGGAAGGATCTCCCGAGCACACTCCTTAGCAACACCAGAGGAGACCATTTCCCGATAGAGATCTTCGACCTCTGCAAAGACCTGAGCGATACGGCGGTAGTAGCTAGCGGTCTTAGTGGGATCAAGATCATCAATGCTGTTCTGACGGTTCTTGGTGTCTTGACGGCGGAGGTGAGGGATGACAGGACGCCCTATGGAGTTCACATCGGCATACCGCTGAGAGAACTCTTGAAAGGAGAAGCTCCGGTGTCTAAGGATCTGAGCAGCAATAGAGCGGGTGGTATTGATCTCCATCACCACATGAGCCATCTCAAAGGGAGACCAGTGTTGGTTGGTAATGAGGTATTGGATCAGTCTCTCACTATCAGGATTATCCTGATTCTGAGGGTTAGATACCCTGGCACAGTAAGCAATAAGCTCTTCTGCTTTAGGAGTGACTGAGATTAAGGAAACAGACATCATAAAGAGGACGGTTATGCAGCTAGGTCAATACGGATGATGTTATTCTGGTCTTACAAAGTAGGAGGTCTTAATCTCCCGTATACAACACTTACTATAGCTATAACTATATTGGTGTTGATCTTTTTGTGTGTTCTCTTCCCCCCTTTCCCCCCTACCCCCCTTTCCCCAATGGTGTGATGGGGTTTTATATGAGGGGAAAGGGCCCCGTCTTTCAGGGCCCTTATTACCGCAATATCCACACTGAGGAGCACCACTTCCTCAGCGTAAGTGGACACCTAAAGTCAACGAGAACTAGAAACCCAGTCATAGACAGGGCTATTGGACTGCATGAGGGTACGGAAGGAACGGCCTAAAGCGAGGCAATCTGTAGCTTGATGGGGAGCCTCTAGGAAGGCGTCCTGCATGGCGTTCCATTCCTCGTGTCTGCGATCAGCCTGGGCCTTATGGGCGGACTGAGCGAGGGCATCGATGAAGTATTGGACGCCTTGAGCGAGGGCATCGATACGGTCATCGTGTTTGACGGCTCCTTTCTCCCGGCACATGCGGGACATTTGGTACATGAGCATGTACTCCAGACGCTTTTCAGGTGGAGCGTCTTCATTGGAGGTGTAGTCGTACTCGAAGACCTTGGGGTCGATGATCAGCTTGTGCTGGTTCATGACCGGCTCTAAAGTATCAATGATGCGCTCTTCCTTACGGACTGTGGCTCTGACCTCCTCAATATCGATGGGGAGTTGAGCTTGGATGGCGTGACGCTTAAGCAGCTCACAGACCATGCCATCACCAAAGTTAGATTCGACTAGGAGTTTGGTTGCGTTAAAACGCTTAGCAAGACGAACGATGTCAGAAAGAGTATCGTCAGAATACCCATCACGATAAGCTTTTAAGGAACGAACGAAGACATAGCCATGAGTTTGGCTAAGGACGACGGCCACAGTTTCATCAGTGCCTCGTCCTGACGGGTCAATCGATACAATCGTTTGATCGTAAGGAACGATTCCCTCGTCAATGAACATTGGGCCATAGAACCGATCTCCAGGTAGGCCCACAGCAGACAGTTCCTTAAGGCAATAGCGTGGATCAGAGGACCAAGCATATCGTTCAGCGCATTCAGGACCGAGGGGAGTAACGATCAGATCAGCAAACTTAAGGGGGAACTTCTCGGCGTCAGTCATGCTGGTATCCAACATGAACTGGAGCATGAAGTTGGAGCGGCCCATGGCTGCTTCCCGCTCTAGGAGATCAGAGTCGGTAAAGCGGTTATCTGTGGGTTGCCAGGGTTGTGCTCCATTGTCGATATCCTCCAGCAACTGAGGCGCTAGAAGGCCTTCATAACGGCTGTGGTCCCTGGGATACCGAGCAGGCCAAACAAAGGGCTTGTAGGACCTCTCAGCGAGCTTTCTATAGACGGTAAAGGTTGACTGTGGTGTGCCCAGAAACATGATGCGACTGGACTCATCAGGGGTGAGGATCGACTCAGCTTCGGTGACCAGCTGCAGGAGCTTTTCCCGTTGCATGTCAGTGGCTGAATTGAGGGGAACCTCTACGTCATCAAAGATCATCAAATGGGCACGGGAACCAGTCATCTGACCGGTGATGCCCACACTTTTCACAGAGGGTGCCTGGTGGGGCTTTGCCGGCCCTACGTCGAAGGAGATCCGCGACCACCTCTGGTCGTCTGATTTCGGCCCCAGATGGGACAACCAGGAAATATCGAGAATGAGCTTCTGACAGAAGATCGAGAAGTTGTCGGCTCTCTCCTTCGAGGCCGAGATCACCATCACCTTCCGATCCGGGTCGTTGTAGAGAGTCCATAGGACAAAGGCAGCAGTGATCCAGCTCTTACCGACGCCTCGGAAGGCTGAGATCTGGAGACGCTTTGGCCCGTGCTGTAGATAGTCAGCAATACACATCTGAGCACGGGTGGGTTTGGGGAGACCAAGCTCCCGCCACACCAGCGTGAGGAAGACCTTGAAGTCTTCTCTCAGCCGGCGGTCAAGTTCGTGGACGTTCATCGCTATGCGAAGGGCACCTTGGCACCAGTCGGTAGAATCCGTTCCCAGATGGGTGAAGGTCTAAAAGTAGGGCTAGTCATAGGTGCCATACCGGGATTCCAACCAGGAGACGGCAGTGGTGTGTAAGGACCCTGTGGAGATCCGGGAATGGCCTCACTTTTAAAGAACGGAATCTGGAAGAGGTTCTTTTTTTCAGGAACAGCTCCAGGAACTGGCGGAGGAGGTGTAGGTGGAGATTGGAAAAGCTTGTAAACCTGAGAAGCGGCGTTCTGACGCTTATCGAGGTGGGGGACAGAGGGGCGGAAATAACCGGTGCCAGTTGCGGCTGAACCGGTGAAGTACTGGGCAAAGTAACCAGGAGAACCCTTAGCTGGTGAGTTCTCAAACACACGGGTCCAACCACTGAGGCTGGCACCAGGCTTAAGATCATGCTTACCGACGTACTCCTGGACGAAGTACTTCAACTGCCATTGGATGGAGTTGGGGTCTTGACCAGAAGCCAAGGCTTGAGTGCGAGCACGGTCGTAAGCGATTCGACGCTCACCGGTGTATTGAGAAAGACCACGACCTAGACCAGCACCTTTCTCCACAACATCAAGACCTTTTAGGTTTGGTCTGCCGGTCTCGACGATCCAAGAGCCAATCAGGCCCGCTGCTTGTTCAGGGGTAAACTTAGGAAGACGACCACCACTTTCCTTCTGTGCTTGACCGCTAGTCAGGTATTTCCAGGCGGTATCAAGTTCAGCTGATTTGGTGATTGCAAAGTAATTACGAGGTGCCATAGGTTGGTTATAAAAAGAGCCCCCTAGAAGCCCCGTGGAGAGGCCTCTAGAGGGCAGAAGGATGGGAGACACCAAAGAGGCAATCAGGAGGCCTTGCAGGGCCTTCCTGATGCCCCTCAAGGGCACTAGGCTTTAACGCTGGTTGCCAGACCGACACTAGAAGCGGTCACAGCATTGCCACGGGCAACACGGGCGCTCAGGATGTCCAAGGCCTCGTCCACGGTGTTCGCCGTGGTCAGAGCAGCCAGAGCGGCAACAGCCGTAGCATCCAGCTTGGTCTTGGCTTCACCGGAAGACTTCTCAGGAGAGAAGATGGAAGCGGGTTTAACAGTGGCAGTAAAAACTTGAGCAGTCATGGCTTAAGCAGATTGAAAGTACATAAAGTCCTCAACAGCCATTGATCCTTTTGCCTGATTACATGAACGGCAGGCAGTTACACAATTGGCTGCTGATGTTTCGCCGCCCTTACTTCTGGGACGGACGTGGTCAATTGTCAAATTGGCGGTTGAACCGCAATAAACGCAGCGATTATTGTCCCGAATCTTGATCTCATCTCTCCACATTCGTTTGGCATCTGAGCTGCGAAACGTGAGAAGGTCATGCATGAGGCTTCGGGGGTTGTCCATCGGTGGCTCATTACTTCAAAGTTGATTTACCGTTCTTTCCATTACGAGAGCGGTTCTTAGAAGGGGACTCCAACACAAGTCGTCCACTCTTCGTATGGCTCAGATCTTTGCCACCCTTTCCAGCAATGTCACGGCGGCGGCGCTCCGTCCAACGTTCCTCAGATTTGTTCTTGACGCTGGTCTTCTTGTTATATTTACGCTGGTAAGCGTTCTTCTTAGCCTTGAGCTTTGGGTTCTTCTTGTAGGGGTTATAAGCCATCAAAGATGCTCCTGAACCTCTTCAAACGTCAGCTCGGGAATCAAACCAGCAAGGTTTGCTAGAGGCGATCCTTCAACAGCTACACCAGTGATATCGTTGGCCTTAAGCCAATCACACGCAGCACGAAGGTCTGCAGTAGAGGCCTCACCGGCTTTAATCCTATTAATTAACTCTTTAGTCAGAAGTGAATGAAGCTCATCGAAGGCGTCTTCGCCTGCTCGCTTAGTCATGACGACTCCTAATTGTGCTTGAATACAATTTGATCAAGCTTGTTCTCAATGCGGATCATGTGATCTTCCATTTTCGCCAAAGCATGAGCCAATTCCTCCTTTGGCACATAGCGTTCAGCCATGCGGAGTTCGACTCGGTCCATGCGTTTGTCGACTTCCATGATCCGATTTGTCAATCGTGTATTGATGGCCACAAGGCCAGTGATACCAGCCACTATGGCTGAAATAACAGCTTCAATCATCGGTTCGTCGAGGGTCTAAATGTCATGAACCACCCAGACCCATTACCTTCGACAGCCCAACGCCGCATCCAGTTAGTCCAGGTATATTTCACCTCCAGACCGCCAGAACCCCTGCTGACATAGCCACCAGCAACATTATTCATCTCCCCATAGGGATCATGAAAAATGCCGTTGAGGCCATCATCACCAATCAAAAGCATCCAATGTCCACCACCACGGGGGGCTGACACAGGGCCTTTATGAAGCACACCAGTGGCGACTGGAAAGCCTTGCTTTAACTCTGATAGCAGAGCAGTACGAGTTCCATTTTGATAGAAACTGGCATGGACACCGTAGTCGCTGCAGGCTTTAATGTGAGACGTGTATTGGGTTGTATCCCCGTATTTTAAAACTGTTTTTAAATAGCTATCGTCAGCATTACTGCCCTTAAGCGCATCCGGCCTGAGATACTTGATGGCCATAGCACACGTTGAGCTAAAGCACATCCGATCTCCATGCTCAGTGGCACTGTCGGTCTGTAAGTAATACTGCTTGACTGGAAGCAGTATCATTGACTCAGCCTTTAAGAATGTCCTTCAGTTTTTGCAGTTTGTCGTCTTCCTTGCGGACCACCTTGAGGTAAGCCACCAAGGACAGGACGATTTGAACAATGCTGTTATCTTTGAGCTTGCTAGCGCCAATAACTTCAGAGCCCAAGAAAAGGGCAAAGAAAACGAGGGTCTCATAAGAGACCTTCAAACCAAGAAAGGTAAGCATGATTAGTGAGAGATATGATTAAAAGCGTACCGATCCAATTCAGCTACTCTTGGCAAGACCTCTCGATGAGATACGCAAGAAGATTGCTTAGGCTTCGACCTTCTTGGTCGGAACGCTTAATGAGTTTTTGATGCAAAGCCCAGCTCATCGTGATGGTCACGCGCTGGGAGTTGCGGCGAAAGTGGGGCACAAAGTCCGCAGAGCTTGCCCCACCTAATTGTGGCCGATTTAATTGGGTCATCATCCTGTGTACGCAGGGTGGTCACGGGGTCGGCTGTTGACGCAGCGCGGCCCCACCATTTGCTAGCACAGAACAGGGGGAAATAGCTACCAGGGCAAACCAGCAGCCTTGGTCGGCTGACGCTGTTCATCAAGCTGAGCTTGGAGAGCGGCTTCAACTTCAGCCACCTTTTCTGCGCCAAGCTGGTCTTGGAGCCAGCCAACTACGACTTCAGGAGTCAGCTCAGCAAAAGGGATCATTTCGTCTTCAGGACGCTCCAGACCAATGGAGCCGTATGCACCAGCTGCATAGATGTCGTCCTTGGCGTCCACGGTGTAATGCAGGGTGTAAACGTAGCCGTCTTCGACTTCTCGCTCCATTTGGGCGATGTTCCAAGTGAAGGTGGTAGACATAAGTAAAGTGTGGATAAATAAAAAAAGAGCCCACCGATTGGCAGGCTCAAGTGGGTGAGTTGGCAGGGGAGATGCCTACTCGTTATCAGGTAGCCGCTTTAGGGCTCGACGGATCTCCTCCTTACGCCGTTCGATGCGTTCCCGGCGCTCAGGGCTGAAGTCCTTGGTGAGGTCTGAAAAAGGACGCATCATCAGATTTTGTCCGATCTTTTCGCTGTTTTTGACCATTAGGGGAGGTGTCTTGTGTGCCTGGCGTTGTGATCAAGTACCCGTCAAGTACCAAAACCCTGTTGCACCAGCGGTAATGCTGAGCTTCATGGCTTTGAAGTCAAGTGCCCATCAAGTGCCAGGCATGGAAGTGAGTAGGGCTAAAAGGTCTAGCAAGCCATCAACACGCAAGGCACGCAGTAGCTGCCATCGTCGTAGGTGCAGGTGACGTGAGTGCTGGTCACCTTG